CAAGAACTCTCGCGTCCACAATTCAGAGGATTCCGATGGCACGCCCTAGACTGCCGGCCAAGGTTGCAGAGGCCACCGGGGCTGACGGGAAGAACCCCGGCCGGTTCAAGGGCCGCTCCAGCCCGAAGGTTGACCCGCTCGGCGCTGCACCGCGGGGCTTCACGCCGGAACAGCGCGCAGCATGGGCGCAGTTCGCCGATGAATTGCCCTGGCTCGGTAAATCCGACCGCACGGTGGTCGAGGTGGCATCCCGCCTTCGCGCCGCAATGACGGCTGACCCGCTTTTCCCGATGGCCGGCTTTGCGCAGCTGCGCATGTGCCTGTCGTCAATGGGCGGGACGCCTTCTGACAGAACGAAAGTGTCCGCCCCGAATGAAGAAGAAGCCGACCCCAGCGACGAATATCTCAACTGATCCGGTTACGGATTACGCGCAGAAGGTCATCGCCGGGGAAATCGTTGCGGGGCCGCATGTTCGGGACGCCTGCGCGCGGCACATAAATGACCTGGCAACGGGACACGAGCGCGGCCTCGCGTTTGATGTCGCTGCCGCCGAGCGGTTCTTTGGGTTTTGCAGGACAGTGCTTCGGCTGAGTGAAGGCCAGTTCGACCAGGTGCCGTTTGAGTTGGACCCCTCGCAGAAGTTCATCTGCGGTTCGCTTTTCGGGTGGAAGATCGTCGCCACGGGCAAGCGCAGGTTCCGGCGGGCCTACATCGAGCAAGGCAAGGGCAACGGCAAATCGCCAATGATCGGCGCAGTCGGCCTCTACGGCATGGTTGCCGATGGCGAAGCTGGCGCACAAATCTACAGCGCAGGAGCGACGAAAGAGCAGGCCGGCATCCTGTTTTCGGACGCTGTGAAGATGGTCGACAAGGCCCCTTCGCTTGACCGGGTGATCCGCAGAAGCGGCGGCCCTGGCCGTGAATACAACTTGGCGCACCTCAAAAGCGGGTCATTCTTCCGGCCCGTGTCGCGCGAGACGAAGAAAACGGGTTCCGGCCCGCGTCCGCACTTCGCGCTCTGCGACGAGGTTCATGAACACCCCGACGGTGGCGTGATTGAGATCCTTGAACGGGGCTTCAAGTTCCGCGAGCAGCCGCTGCTGGTGATGATTACCAACAGCGGCTCCGACAGGAAGTCGATCTGCTGGGCAGAACGGAAGCACGCAGTTGCAGTCGCGGCTGGCGATGTGCTGGACGACACGACACTGAGTTATGTCTGTGCGCTTGATGACGGCGACGACCCCTTCACCGACCCGTCATGCTGGATCAAGGCCAACCCGCTTATCGGGACGACAATCACTGCGGATTACCTCGCAATTCAGGTAAAGCAGGCAAAAGACATCCCGGCCAAGGCAAACGGCATCAAACGGCTGCACTTCTGCATCTGGACTGACGCAGAGTCGGCGTGGATTGCGCGCGAAACCTGGGAATCCATTGAGGATTCGACGCTTGATCTGGCCGACTTTGAAGGCAAGCGGGCCTACGCGGGGCTTGATTTGTCGGCAAAGGCCGACCTGACCGCAAAAGCGCTGGTCTTTGAGGATGGGTTCGCGGAAGACGGCAAGCCGAAATTCGCCGCTTTTGTGCATGGTTACACGCCGAAAGACACAATCGCGCCCCGTGCGGAGAAGGATGGGGCGCCCTACGACAAGTGGGTTGAGGGCGGGTTCATCACGGCCACGCCGGGCAGCAAAACCCGGCTTGATTTCGTCGCCCGCGACCTGTTGGCCGATGCGGAAATGTTCGACTTTGACTTCATCGCTTACGACAACTTCCTGATTGCCGACTTTGAGGGCGAGGTGGACGAGTTGGGCGGTGAATTGCCGCTCCTTGACCATCCGCAGGGGTGGGGCAAGCGGAAGCGCGAGACGCCAGACGGCAAAGAGATTCAACTTTGGATGCCCGGCTCCATTGACCAGCTTGAAACGCTGATCCTTGAGCGCCGCATCCGCGTGCATGTGAACCCGGCGCTGCGTTCGGCGGTGTCTTCTGCGGCCTTTGAGCGGTCGCCGGCGGACTTGCGCCGCTTCACCAAGCAAAAAGCAACGGCGAGGATTGATATGGCAGTTGCTCTTGCGATGGCAGTCGGCGCGGCGACGGCGCGCGATGAGCCGGTGTCCAAAGCAACCCCCTGGGACGCGGACCCCGAATTTAGGATGGTTTTCTGATGTTCGGATGGAACCGCAAGGCCGAGACGCGCAACGTGGAAGACCCCGGCAGTCCGGTATCTTCGCAGGCGCTGGTGACTTGGCTTTACGGCGACGGCATGTCCAACAGTTCGGGCGAGGTCGTTACCATCGAAACGGCGCTTGGCGTCCCGGCAATATGGCAGGCGGTCAACTTCCTGTCTGGCACCATCGCAGGCTTGCCGCTGCTGGTTTACCGCAAGACCGCAGACGGGCGGAAGCGCATCACCGACCCGCTGGCCGAAATGCTGCAAAAGCGCGTCAACGACGAACCAACATCGTCGTTCGAGTGGCGCAAGTACACGATGGAACAGACCCTGACGGGCGGGCGCGGCCTCACCTACATTGAGCGCAGCGCATCGGGCAAGGTCATTGCCCTGTGGCCGCTGGACCCGCTTAACAGCACGGTTCGCCGCATCGACGGGCGCAAGGTCATCGACTACCAGGACGGCAGGCGCACTGTGCGCTATGAATCCGCCGAAGTCATCGACATCGCGGCAATGCTGAAGCCTGACCGCATCGGGCATCGTTCGCCCATCATCACCAACCGCGAAGTGGTGGCGATGGCGCAGGCGATGACGAAGTATGGCGGCAGCTATTTCCGCAACGGCGGCGTTCCGCCCTTCGCGGTCACGGGCAACTTTCAAAGCGGCAAGGCAATGGACCGGGCCGCAGATGACTTGGCTGCTGCCGTGCGCAAGGCCGCAAAGGAACAGCGCCAGGCACTTGTAATGCCTGCGGGCCTGGACATCAAAAGCATCGGCGCCGACCCGCAAAAGTCGCAGATGATTGAGGCGCAGCGGTTCGTGATTGAGCAGATCGCGCGCATCTACAACTTGCCGCCGGTCTTCTTGCAAGACTTGAGCCACGGCACCTATTCAAACACTGAGCAGCAAGACCTTCAGCTTGTGAAGCACACCGTCAAGCGGTGGGTTGAGCAGATCGAACAAGAACTGAACCTGAAGCTCTTTCCCAAGGGTTCGAACCTTTACTGCGAGTTTTCAATGGATGGCATCCTCCGGGGCGACTTCAAGACCCGCATGGAAGGCTACGCCAGCGCCGTGCAGAACGGCATTCTAAAGCCGGGCGAGGCACGCGAAATGGAAAACCGCGAACGCGCTGACGGCGATGACCTGCTCTACATGCAGGGCGCGATGGTCCCGATTTCACAGACCGGGCAGCAAACAGAACCGGGGTTGCAGAATGACGCATGAAATTCGCGTGCTGGCCGATATGAGGCTGGAAAGCCGTGCAGATGATGAGCCTGCGCGGCTGGTTGGATACGCCGCAGTTTTTGACCAGGCCACAGACATCGGCGGATACTTCCGCGAACGGGTGGCGCGGGGTGCTTTCTCCGACGCCCTGAACCGCGACGACATCCACGCGCTGTTTAACCACGACTACGGCAACGTCATCGGGCGCAAGAAAGCCGGGACGCTGACGCTTGCGGAAGATGAGCGCGGGCTTCGGGTGGAAATCCTGCCGCCGAATACGCAGCTCGCCCGCGACCTGATGGAAAACATCAAGGCGGGGAACATCGACCAGATGTCGTTCGCCTTCTCAATGGAAGGCGGCAAGCAGGAATGGGACGAGACGGGCGACACCCCGCTTCGCACCATCCAGCGGGTCGGTGAGTTGTTCGAGGTTTCGGTGGTGCCGCGTGGTGCCTATCCGACCACGGAAATCGGGCTTCGCAGCCTAGACGCTCACCGCAAGGAAAGCGCGAAATCTGGATACAGCGTCCGCAAGTCGCGGATGCACATGAACCTCGCTCTGATGGAGCGGGAGGGCTAAGGCCGCGCGCCAAACGCCTTCAACGCCGCCTTCGGGCGGCATTCCTTTGGTCAGAATGGAGTTTACCATGACCGACATCAAGTCGCTGCGTGAGCAGCAGGCGCGCATCGCCACAAACGCCCGCGCCAAATTCAACGAAATCTCCGGCTCGACCGACGAAGCCCGCGCGGCTGAAATCGAGCGCGAGTTCGACGGCATGATGTCCGACCACGACAAGGTCGGCCTGCGCATTGAGCGCCTGCAGAAGCTTGAAGAAGCCGAAGCCCGCGCCAATGCCGGTGACGCCCGTCGCCCGCGCGGCGAGAACGTCGAAGCACGCGGCCAGGACGAAGGTCTGAAGGTCGAGTACCGCGAAGTCTTCGCCAAGGCCATCTGCGGCCCGCTGGACGACCTGTCCGCCGAGGAGCGCGCTGTTCTTCGCCGTGGCGCGACCGAACTGCGCACGCAGACGGCCGGCACCAACTCGGCCGGCGGCTTCACCGTCCCGACCGAACTGATGGCGCAGATTGAAGTCGCCATGAAGGCCCACGGCCCGATGTGGGACGCCAACGTCATCACCGAGATCCGCACGACGTCGGGAAACCCGATGCGGATGCCGTTCGTTGACGACACCGCCAAAGTCGCCGTCGCGCACACCGAAGGCGGCGCAGTCACCGACGATGGCGGCGAAGACGCGACGTTCTCGCAGCGTTCGCTGGACGCCTTCTCGTATGACACCGAGTGGGTCAAGTGGTCCTGGGAACTGGACATGGACTCCATCTTCTCGATGGAAGCCCTGCTCGGCTCCCTCCTCGGTGAGCGCCTTGGCCGCACGGCCAACACGCAGCTGACCACCGGCACGGGCTCGTCTGCCCCCAACGGCATCGTGACTGCCTCGACCGCAGGCAAGACCGCTGCTTCGGCAACGGCCATCACGGCTGACGAGATCATTGACCTGCTGCACTCGGTTGACCCGGCTTACCGGACCTCTCCGAAAGCGGCGTTCATGTTCAACGACGCCACGCTCGCCTCCATCCGCAAGCTCAAGGATGGCGACGGAAATTACCTTTGGCAGATGGGCAACGTCATCCAGGGCCAGCCGGGCAGCCTGCTGGGCTACCGCTACTATGTGAACCAGGCGATGGACAGCATCGCGGCCGCCAAGAAAGTCGTCCTGTTCGGCGATCTGGGCAAGTACATGGTCCGCAAGGTCGGCAACCCGATCACGTTCGTCGCGCGTGAGCGTTTCGCGCCCGACTACGGCATCCTCGGCCTGATCCGCTTCGACGGTGAAGCTGCCAACACGGGCGCCATCAAGCACCTGATCACCGCTGCCATCTAAGGGCCGCGTGTAAAGCCTGGGAAGGGCGTCCAGCGCCCTTCCCGCATTGCCTTGGGGGTTTGCCATGAAACTGAAACTGCTCGTCTCGCGCGCTGGCCCTGGCCTTGTGCAGAACCGTGGCGACATCATCGAAGTCGGGCCGGAAGAAGGCGCGCGGATGATTGCCGCCGACCAAGCCGAACTGGCGCGGGAAGCCGTGACCGAGCGCGCCGTTCGCACGGCCAAAACCGAGAAGGCAGTGCGCTGATGCTGCTTCGCCGCACCTCTGCCGCTGGCACCTCGCCTGTCACCTTGACAGAGGCAAAGGCACAGTTGCGCGTGGACGACACGTCCGAAGACACGCTCATCACCGCGCTTATCGCGTCCAGCACCGCGCTTGTCGGTGAAATGGCGGGCCGGGTGATGGCGGAAGAAACCTGGGCCGCGTCCTGGTCGTCCATCGCGGGCGACATCGTGCTGCCCAAAAGCCCGGTCAAGGAACTGGTTTCCGTGACTTATTACGACAGCGGCGACACGCTGCAGACCATGTCGAACTCGGATTTCTACCTGTTCCGCAGTGATGACCTGACTTCGCTGCGCCCGAAGCCGAACAAGGCCTGGCCGGTAACGGCGGTGCGCGAAGACGCAATCACCATCACGTTCACGGCGGGTTATACGACGCTGCCGACCGAATTGCGGATGGCTGTGCTTCTTTGCATCGGGCATCTGTTTGAACACCGTTCCGCAGTTGATGAAGCCATGAGCGAACTGCCGATGGGCGTGGACGCACTGGTGTCAACACAGCGTCTTGGCTGGATGGCCGCCTAATGGAAGCCGGCACCCTCGACCGCCGCGTTCAATTCCGGCGCTTCACGCTGACCGACGACGGCTTTGCCCAGGTTGAGGCATTCGGGGATCTCGGCAGCCCCGTCTGGGCGTCCAAGACGGACGTCAGCGACGGCGAACGCTACCGCGCCAACGAGGTTTCGGCATCCGTCACCGCGCGTTTTGTCGTGCGTTATTCGCCGTTTACGGCATCAATTACACCCGCCGACCGAATGGTCTGCGCGGGCCGCGAATACGACATCACCAATATCAAGGAAATTGGCCGCCGCGAGGGGCTTGAGATGACCGCAAGCGCGAGGGGCGACTGATGTCCGCAAGCTTGAAGGTCATTGGCTTCAAGGAGATGGACGCGCTTTTGCAGGCGATTCCGCGCCAACTGGCGGGGCAGGGCGTGTCATCGGGTATGCGCCGCGCCCTTCAGCCGGTTGCCGCCGCTGCGCGCAGCTATGCGCCGGGCAGCTTGCCTGAAAGCATCCGCATCGCGCCGACCATCAAGGCGGGGCAGATGGCGCAGTCACTGGAAAAACCGGGCAAGGGCCGCAAGGTCATGTTTGTCGGGTCAACAGCGCCGCACGCGCACCTTGTCGAATTCGGCACCGTCGAACGCTTCCTAGCGAAGGCGTACATCAGAACCAAAAACTATCGCGGCAAGATGAAGTCCATCAAGATTAACGGCAGGTCCACCGGCATCATGCCGCCCGACCCGTTCCTGCGCCCCGCTTGGGACGCGAACAAAGCCGAAGTGCTGTCAACGCTTGCAACCGCCATCCGCG